GTATTTTTATTTGGTAATCAAAAAAAATCGGGTATTAGTCACATTACCGCAACTAAAAATGGTAGAACAATATCCTATGCGGTTAGAACTAAAATATCAATATTAAAAAACCACGTGAATGGAATCTCTTTTAAGGATGGCAAAATAATTGCGGTTCCTCAAGGATATATTAAAGATGAGAAATCCGCAATAGATAAATACAAAAAGGAATATTCCGAATATTGGAATAAAATTCTTGGAGGTGAAGGTAATATAACATTTAAGGATGATATTATTCCTAATGTTATATCTGATGATGAAGATTAATTAAAAAAAATTGATACTATTACTACTTTTAAGTATTTTTAAGATATTTATATAATATGGGAAGACATAAGATTGATGAAGATAAAAAAAAGGTAAAGGTTTCGGTGGCGATTGACCCTGAATTACCACAATACTTTAAAGATAAATCTATAAATTTATCTTCCCTTGTTAATAAATTATTAAAAGAATATATTAAAAATGGAAACTAAAGTTTGTTCTAAGTGTAAAAAAGAAAAAAAAGTTTGTGAATTTGGTAATTCAAAATCATCTAAAGATGGATTGTTGTATTGTTGTAAACAATGTAATAATGAAAGAGGTAAAAAATATGTTAAAGAAAATTACCAAAAAACATTAGAAAGACATAGAAAATGGACGGCAAAAAACCCTGAGTGGGTCTACAATCGTCATAAGAAATGGAAAGATGAAAATCGTGAATTAGCTAATGAGATAAAACGAAATTGGTTAAATAAAAACCCTGAAAAAAGAAAACAATATAGAGAAAATTACAAGTCAAGGAAACAAGAACAAAGAAAAGAGAGGAGAGAAAATGACCCGGTGTTTAATTTAACTAACCGTATGAGATGTCGAATATGGAAATACCTGACCATTCTCAACATCACCAAAAAGAACAAAACTTTTGAAATCGTTGGATGTACTCCGGAATTTCTTAAGGAACATTTAGAAAAACAATTTGTTGATGGTATGACTTGGGAGAATAGGAATGAATGGCACATTGACCACAAAACTCCATTATCCTCCGCAAAAACAGAGGAAGAACTTTACAAGTTGTGTCATTATACAAACCTTCAACCATTATGGGCTGAAGAAAATTTGAAAAAAAGTAACAAAATTATTGTCTAACCAATAAACGAAAAAAATTGAAAAAAACATTATTAGTCGATGGCGACAACCTGTTTAAGATTGGTTTCCATGGGGCTAGAGATTTATACCATGATGGTGAACACTTAGGGGGAATCTATCATTTCATTAACATCTTACGAAAATTTCTTGAAGAACACAACCACGATAAAGTAATTGTAATGTGGGATGGAGAATCAAATTCATCCATTAGAAAGTCCATTTACCCCCAATATAAAGCGAACCGAAGACAAGATATGAACGAGTTCAAATACGAGTCGTATCTTCAACAAAAAGTTCGTGTAAAACAATACTTGGAAGAAATCTTTGTTAGACAGGTTGAGGTTAAAGATAATGAGTCCGACGACCTGATGGCATACTACACCCAAATATCGACCGATGAGGATATTATTATCTTCTCGGCAGACAAAGACCTCACCCAACTTATTTCCGAACGAGTAACGATTTACTCGCCAATTTCAAAACAATATTATAAGAATGGGGATATGATAACCATTAACAAGGTTGACATTCCCCACCATAATGTATTGTTAACCAAAATCTTTACTGGTGACAAATCCGATAACATTTATGGTATTGAAGGATTGGGAGAAAAAACATTGATTAAATATTTTCCTCAAATACAAGAGAAACCTTGCACTGTCGAAGAAATCTTGGACTACGCACGAAATATCGAGCAAAAGAAACCTATTAAAACTCTGAATAATATTTTGACCGGTAAGACAAAATTGTCTATACTTGGAGAAGAGTTCTATAATACGAACAAAAAAATTGTTGACCTTAAAAACCCCCTAATTACAGATGACGGAAAAGACTTAGTAGAACAGATTTTAACAGACGATATAGACCCTACAGATAGGGGATATAAAAACTTAATGAGAATGATGATGGAGGATGGTCTCTTTAAGTATTTACCAAAAGACGATGACGCTTGGGTAAATTTCCTCAAACCATTTATGAAATTAACAAGAAAAGAAAAAAGAAACACAAACAAAAATTAAAAATTATGACAGAACAAGAAAGCACAAAAATTGAATTTTTATTGAAATTGAATGATAACATTATTGTTCAAAGATTTTTCAATGTGAGGGGGTTTAACCCAAAGGCGAAGAATTCGTTGGAATTACATTATTTTATGAAATATTTCAAAGAAGAACTTCAATATCATTTGAAAATGAAAACGGTAACTTATATGATGGACAATCAAGATTTAATATCAAATGACCCAACAATTATGAATACATCGTTTACTGATGGGCCGGAAATTTTTAATATGTATATAAAAATTGGAGAACAGACAATTTGTCATAGAATGTTTGATGGAAAATTATTTCCACCAAAAGTTCGATATACGGTTGATATACGACCTATTTTGAAAGATGCCCTTCGTGAATTGACTGACATTTTTTCATCAAAAAAATTAAGTTTCAAATATTTGGAGTTTGACTTGAACAAGTAACTATTTAATAAAACAGGGAAACTTACAAAGAATATATGAACAAGAATTTTGATTATTTAGGGAACACATTTCAATTACAACTTTTAAACCAAATCATAGTAGATAAAGAATTTTCAATGACCATCATGGATGTGATTGAAAGTTCTTACTTTGACAACAAATATTTTAAAATCATCTTGCAGATGACTAAAGAATATTATGTGAAATATCAATCCACTCCCAATTTCGATACTCTTGAGCAAATCGTTAAATCTGAAATTTCCCAAGAACTGGTTGCTAAAATCGTTCTTGATACTATTACACAAATTAAAGACGCTCCGTTTGAAGGGACAATGTTTGTTCAAGAAAAAGCGTTGAAGTTCTGTAAACAACAAGAACTCCAAAAAGCAATGGATAAGGCTCAAAAGATTATCACTGAAGGTGATTTTGAATCTTATGATAAGGTTGAAGGATTGGTTCGTGAAGCGTTACAAGTTGGAGAAAGAGAGACTGGATTGACTGATATCTTCTCCAACCTTGAAACCGTTTTGGATGAGGATTTTAGACACCCAATTCCGATGGGAATACCTGGTATTGATAAGTTATTAAAAGGTGGTTTGGCGAGAGGTGAGATTGGGGTGATACTTGCGCCTACAGGAGTGGGCAAAACTACCATACTAACCAAAATTGCAAACACCGCATTTAATCTTGGGTATAATGTTCTTCAAATATTTTTTGAAGACAACCCAAAGATTGTTCAAAGAAAACATTTTACCCTTTGGACTGGTATTGAACCGGATAACTTGGTTCAACATAAAGAAGAGGTTATGGGTAAAATTACCGAGATTAAAGAAACTATGAAAAATGAGTTAATCTTGAAAAAACTACCATCAGATTCTGTCACTATGAGTCAGATTAAGAATCAACTTAGAAAGATGATTGCGGATGGAACGAAAATTGATTTGGTTTTATTGGACTATATTGATTGTGTGGTTCCTGAAAGTAGTAGTAAAGACGAGTGGAAAGCTGAGGGTTCGGTGATGAGAGGGTTTGAAGCAATGTGTCACGAACTTAATTTGGTTGGTTGGACCGCAACTCAAGGTAATAGAAGTTCTATCTCATCTGAGGTTGTAACAACAGACCAAATGGGTGGGTCAATTAAGAAGGCTCAAGTTGGGCATGTTATTATATCTGTGGCTAAAACATTACAACAAAAAGAAATGAATTTGGCGACGATTGCAATTACCAAATCAAGATTGGGTAAGGATGGTGTTGTATTTGAGAATTGTAAATTCAACAATGAATTACTTGAGATTGATACCGAAAGTTCGGTAACATTCTTGGGATTTGAAGAACAACAAGAGGAGAGAAAAAGAGATAGAGTTAAAGAATTATTAGAAAAAAGAAAATTAAGAGAACAACAACAAAATTAAAAAAAATATGGAAAAAATTTTAGTAGAGAATCCAAATCGTTTCGTGATATTCCCCATTGAACATAATGATATTTGGGAATATTATAAACAACATCAAGCCGCTTTTTGGACTGCGGAAGAAGTGGACTTGACCAATGACATTCGTGATTGGGAAAATTTATCGGATAATGAAAAGTATTTCGTTAAGAATGTATTGTCATTCTTCGCGGCATCGGATGGTATCGTTAATGAGAACTTGGCAGAAAACTTCCTAAAAGAAGTTCAATACCCGGAAGCTAAATTCTTCTATGGGTTCCAATTGATGATGGAGAATATCCATTCATTGATGTATTCACTTTTGATTGACACCTATGTGTCAAATCCAAAAGAAAAAGACGAATGTTTTCACGCAATCGATAGATTACCTGCAGTTCAAAAGAAAGCTAATTGGGCTTTGAATTGGATTAAAGATGCGTCATTCCAAGAAAGATTGATTGCATTTGCGGCAGTTGAAGGTATCTTCTTCTCAGGTTCATTC